CGCCGCCGCATAGGCCTCATCATACCGCCCGCGGAGGCGCTGGAGGCCCGCTTGCTCCGCCGCGGCGGAGGCCTGAGCGGCTTTGGAGGCGTCCTGTTGAGCCTTGGCGGCACGGGTGGCCGCTTGCCCGGCCAAGTCGTACCGCTCCACCAGCAAGGCCTTGAGCCGCGCGTGCTCCATGTCATCGATCTTGCCCACCGCCATGGCATCGGAGAGAGTCTTGAGCCCCCGTGTGAGCCGCTCATTGGCCGCGGCCATCGGATCGATGGAGCGCCGGAGCTGAGCAAAGCCGGCGGCGGATTTGGTGGCCTTTTTATCGGTGGCCTCCACCGCTTGGCCCACCGCCGTGGCCGCTTGCCCCAAAGCCTCCGCGGCACGCTCCGCCTCCCCCAAGGCCCGCACATACTGCGATGTATCCGCGGTCACTTCGTTGCGGAGTTGGCGGAGCTGCTGAGTCATGGTCTAGGCGCCTTGCTTCGGATGTGGTCTAGGAAAATTGCATCCATCTCGCCCATGAGGCGGAGGAGTAAATCAAAGTCTGTGCCCTCGATGCCGTGCCGGAGCGCCCACCTGTCGATACACGCCCACGGGATGCGGCCCGGCACCGGCGCGCCCATGCCGCCGCCGTGCATCGGCCGCTCACCATCAAGCTCCCGCCAGCATTGCCAGATGTACTCCGCCCACGGCGGAAACTCCGGCTCCGCCGGGCGCTCCCAAGCATCGGGGAGGAGGTCAAAGAGCGCCTCGTGGCGGGACCATGAAAGCTCCCACGTTAGGCGCGCTTGGACTCCCCCACGATTTCCTCCGTAAACTCCACCTCGCTTTGGCCCACCTGAGCCGCGGCGGATTCCACGTAGCGCCGGAGATCCCGATAGGCCGGATCAGTGAGCGCCTCACGCGCCACCTCCGGTGAGTACGGCTCATCAAACCCGCTCCAGTCGAGGAGGATATGCTCCGCGTAGAGCCGGCCAAATGCGGCCTCCATCTCCTCCGGCGGAGCTGCCTTTTTCCCGTGCCTCCGCGCCATGCGCTGCACCAGTAGATCCCTAGCCACGCGATACGGCGGGTGGTTGAAACTCCGCACCAGAAATGAGACTCCCGGCAAATCCGGGCACTCCACCCAATCGCCGGTTTTCTCTTTCTCAATGTCGGACTTAAGCGAACCAAACTTGACGGTCATTTTACGTGCCTTTGTCGGAACTGTCGGATTGATGCCGGATGTGGTGGGTTGGCCTCCGGTGGAGGCGGAGGAGGAGCCGGCATCCGACACACCAACCCCTCCCCCTCGCACGCGCGTGCGTCTCGCGGCCATATCAGCGATACGGCAATTAGAATTTATCAATGGCGATGGTGTACCCGAGCGTGGGGGAGATGTTCGCCTCAAGATCAAAACTGCACATCACGGACTGGTTTGGCCCACCGGCGGTAATCGTGGGATTCATCAAGTTGGCGTAGGGCAGGGTGATTTGATAGCCGGCGCCGGTGTCATCCACCGTGCGGTATGTCAGCGCCCGCGCCGTCTCACTCTTGTAGTCATCGTACAGAGTGAAATCACGGAAGTAGATGCTCACACTGCCCGATACCGTCACAGTGCCACGGAGCACACCCTGAGCGGCGGCGGAGCCAAGCCCGTACTGAGCCGCGGCGCCCTCACGCGCGATGTTGAGCGTGATGCCATCAATCACGGCGGAGACGGCGGCGTTATTCCATTCCAAGCCCTGAAAGCCCGCAACGCCATCATTGACTCGGCCGGTGGGTGCCGCCGTCACGGCGCCGGTGCTTTGGTTGGTGGTGGCCTTGTTTTCAACGGCGGAGATGCCGGTGAAAGAGCCGGTGAAAAACTGCCCGGTGGAGGCGGAGAGGGTGGCGCCAGTCCAGAATGTGCCGGGATACACGAGATACAGGCTGGTGCTGAGCCGCTTTTGAAAGTGAAACGACTGAAACGCCGTGCCGTTGGTGAGGCGGGAGCCGCCGATGGTGACGCTAGGCCCGGCCGCTTCCACCGCTCCAGCCTGAGCCGTGGTGATGCTCGTGCCGGTTGCGGCTGTGACCCTCTTGTACCCGTTATTTGCGGCATTGCTAAAGCCGCTCACCTTGATCCAGGTGCCGGCGGTGACGGTGGTAAACTTGCCCGCGGTGACGGTGGAGTAACCCGTGGCGGTGCCGGCAATGTCGGTGCCCGCAATGGCAAGCGCGGTGCTGAAATCATTGCCGAGCAAGCCGGCCAACAGGTCATCATATACGGCGCTTGAAAGCGCGAAGTTGAGCCCGGCCTGAGCCGTCTCTTGAGTCGTCACCGCCGCCGCGGCCTGATAATCGTTGCGGATTTCCGCCGGGCGGGCGCGTGACTTGGAGCCGCTGAAGGACTCGCCGGTGTATCTCACGGCCTTGAATGCAACCGCGGGTTTGGTGCCCCACGTTGCTTCTTTGGCATACGAGAGTTCCACGTCATTAGATTCAATTCCCGCTTGAAAGGCCGAAGTCGGCATAGTGATTACTCCTTAAGTCAACAAAAAACCGCCCATTACTGAGCGGCTCACACGGCGCGGCACTACTGCCCCGCGGGTTTCATTCAACGAATACATCCTGATAGACGTACTCGCATGTGAAGGATTGGCGAAACCAAAGCCCGTCATCATCGCCAATCTCTCCGGAGCCAAGCGATTGCCGGCCGAAGGTCATGCCGGGAATGTTCGCTTGCCGGAATAGGTTTGAGAGCTGCTTGGCAATGGCGCGTAGCTCAAGCGTGCCGGTGCCCACCGGGCACATTAGGTGGGCGAAGATCACACCGCGCTCCGCGTAGGCGGCGGTGGGTCCAAGCTCCATAGCCGCCATGTCATTGCCGCTCATGTCCATGTAGATCCACGGCATTGAGCTATCGGCCACCTCCAGCCCTTCATTGGGCCACACCAGTGCGGCACCGGACCATTGCGCCTCCAGCATCTCCCGCACGGCGGTAAACGGCGCATCTGAGCTCATCTCATCCCCACGGTGTCAGTACGATTGCCGGGCTATCCACCAGCTTGCCGGAGCGTGGGCCATGCCGGCGCTTCCACTGCCCGCTATGCGGCGTGGAGTAGATGCGCCGCGCCTCCACCAAGCCGCCGAACTTGCCCGCGATGGCGGCGGCGCCATCCTCCATGATGCCCGGAGGCACAGACATTTTGATTGGCGCGCCGCCCATGAGCTGCACATCCACCTTGCGGTGGTAGCCGCTCTCATTGGTGATGATCACCTCTTTGATATCCGGCGGGATGAGGGACCATTGCCGCGGGTGATGCTCCCGGCCGTTGGCTAGGACGAAGAACGAATCCCGGTATGCGGTTGCCGGGTCCTTATGGGCTTTCGGTGGCCCCACCGGTGACCGGCCGCGGAGGTAGGCAAGCGCGAAAGTGAGGATTTGCGGCCACCAATTAAACACGTAGATAATCGGCCCCGGCGCTTTCACCGCCTCCTCCGCCATGCCGCGCCGGCCATTGACGAAGGTTTCATAGCCCGGCGGAATCGGCTCACTGCGGAGGTAGTCCGCCACGTTCGCCCGCGCGAATTTCGCCAGCTCCCGCGCCATGGCCTCCGGCCCAATGTCCGCCTTGAGGCCTAGCTTAAGCTGTCGGTCGAGAAATTGGCCTTTCATCAGCCCCTCACCCAAATCTCATGGGCGAGTATCTCCAGCCCAAGATAGATGGTTTCCACCCCCTGTATGGCGGTGGCCGCGCCATCGATCACTAAAAAGTCACCTTTTTTCGGATTCCCCACAAAGGCCACCTGAGCCGCCAACTCACCGTTGCCAATGGTCACCCGCCGGTCACCCTGTTGGAGCCCGCCGGCAAGCTCCGCCGGCTTGTATCCCTCCGGCACGCCCCGCACCACCACCTCATGATACGTGTTGGTGGTGCCAATCCGGCGGCGGAGCGTCATCGGGCGCCCGTATTGCCGGAGCTTGGTGTTGATCTTGGTGGCGTGGCTCATAGGCTCCGCCTGTAACGTCCATCAAGCCGGCCGGCAATCTCCAGAGGGAGCCCGCGCTTGGTGGTAGCGCTGTTGAGGGTGGTGTATGAACTCTCCACCACATCCAATATCCGCTCACTCCGGAGCGCCGGATCACGGCTCCGGCTGAAATATCGGAGTTTCACCAAGTCGATACACACCCGGCTGATATCCTCCGGCAAATCGGCTTGCTCATAGCCGGCGCGATACTCCACCACCACCGTGGGAATCCACCATCCGGCTTGCCAACCGTCATTGGTGCGGCGGAGGAG